TAGCTCCAACTGGCTTGCTCTTATGACTGGCTCATTTTGTCCTTGCACTACAGCAATCATACAAATACTTCTTGCATTCTCTTTTGTGTAGTATAATATAAAATTTTAATCATAAAAAATAAAAAAGGAATACTGAACTATTTACCAAAAATATATCATAACTTACCATTTGTGTCAATCTAAAAAGATGAAATGCGTGAAAAAAGTATTACTAAACCACGATTTAGCATTATGCAAAACTAAAAATAGGATTGACAACTTACCGATTGTTTAATATAATTCGGTTTATAAGATGAAGAAATGGAAGAAAAAGGAAATTATTTTTTTACACAACACTTACCAAATGGTTAAGAATTAAAACGAAAAATTTCCAAATAAAATCAAGAGGAGAGTGACATGATGAAAGAGAAAATGATGAGCATTCACTTACGGTGTCCGTGGTGTGAAGGAAGTGAAACATTAGCAGATGGAAAAGGAAAAGTAACGATATCAGTCCAGTGTCCAAAATGTAAACATATTTATAAAGCGGATTTAGATACTGGAAAGACCGAAAAATCAAAAGCGCAAATGCGACTCAAAAATAGAAGATAGAGCTGACTGATCGTCGGGGTTTATTATAACCACCATTAAGATCGGAGCAAGATTGTAATTTTACAGTCATGCTCCGATTTTTTTTATCACGATATGTTTTTACTTTTTTGAAAAGTGAAACGGAGAATAAATACATAGAAAAACTTTTGCGAAAAAGTTTCAAATAGGAAATTACCCTTCCTATTTGAGTTCTATATTACAGACAGACGGAAAGGAAAGGAGGGAAAAAGCTGTGAGTGCAAACGAAAGAAGAGCAGAGATCATGAGAATCATGGTCGCACGAAGACAAGAGAATATGCAGGTTTTGGCTTCTGAGCTTGGCGTTTCAGATAGAACAATCCGAAATGATATCGTAGCACTTACGGCTGAGTATCCTCTGGAAACTTATAGAGGTAACGGAGGCGGTGTCCGTATCGCCGAATGGTATCACCCACATAAAAATATTATGTCGCAAGAGCAGATTTCTGTTTTGGAACAGTTAATGGAAAAAGCAGATGATGCACAGAAGAAGGTGCTAGACCAAATGCTCCGTGAATACGGCTCGAATAAGTACCGTCCTGCTGTTTAGGACAAGCCTAGTGACGACTTGGTGATCCGTAAGTAGAAACTGTAAATTGACATATAGAGAAGAAAGGATAAAAGAAGATGAGTAAAAAGATTGCATATATCATTCATCCATTTAGGGATGACAAGGAGCATAACGAAAAAAATATGAAGTTTATCGCAGCCGTAGCTGTTCGTTCCGGCACAGTTCCGATTGCAACCGCTTTGTATTTTCCACATTTTTTAAACGAGGAAGATGAAGCTGAGAGATTGGAAGGCATTGATTGTGGATTAACACTTATGGAGTGCTGTGATGAGGTGTGGCTGTTCGGTTTTAATATTTCTGAAGGGATGAAAATGGAACTGGACTGTGCAAGGGAATTGAAACTTCCGGTTCGTCTCTACGATATGCATATGAACCGTATCAATCTCAGGACACTTAAAGCAGATAAGAGAGTGACACCAGAATACAGGGATGCCATTCATCGTTTAAAACTTGTACGGTAGGTACTGAAAATGTTAGGGCAGGTAAATGCCTGTTACTTTCTGAAACCGGGTGACCGCTTGATGGTCATCCGGGCAACAAGAAAACGGAAGGTAACGGTAGTGAAAGAGTATCCGTATCACATTCTTGTGGATGTTGGGATGTATAAGGAAAGTATCAACAAAATTGATGTGCTGACAGAAGATGTCAGGCTCATCCATCGATAGAAAGGATAACGATCATGAATAAAGGATTATTACAAATTGCGGAAGGTTTTGCAATGGTAGCAGAAGGTTATAGGAAAATGGCATCTGAAGGGATGGAAATTCCAAAAGATATTCAGACAGAGGAAAAGCCGGAAAAATCAAGTACACCGGAGAAAAAGATTTCTATTACAGAGGTCAGGGCTGTTATGGCAGAAAAATCCCGTGCAGGAAAAACGCAGGAAATCAAACAGCTATTGAAAGAGTTCGGTGCGGATAAGTTATCGTCAGTACCGGAAGAACGGTATGAAGAACTGATGAAAAGGGCGGAGGTACTGTAATGGGGAAACATGCAAAATACTCACCATCCAGCGGGCATCGGTATATGAATTGTCCTCCAGCTCTTTTGTTGGAGGAACAGTTCCCGGATGAAGAAAGTCCTTATGCTGCTGAAGGTACAGCAGGGCATAAGCTGGCGGAGCATCTGATAAAGAAGCATTTGAAGATTCGAAGCAGAAGACCAACTTCCGATTACTATAGCGATGAACTTTTGGAAGCTATAGATGAATATGTTCAGTATGTGATTGAACAGATAGAAGAAGCAAAGCATATCTGCTCCGATCCGGTGTTTGCCGTGGAACAGAAAGTAGATTTGAGCTTCCATGTAAAGGATTGTTTTGGTACGGCAGATATGGTGATTGTTACGGATAAAAAGGTTCATATTATCGATCTGAAACTGGGAAAGGGCGTACAGGTGGATGCTGAAAAAAATACGCAGTTGATGATTTATGGTTTGGGGATGTTGGATATAGCGGAGATGCTTTTTGATATTGAAACCGTAGAACTTACCATCGTTCAGCCGAGAATCAGCCATTTTTCCACATGGGAAATCTCAGCAGAAGAACTGCATCAATGGGCAGAACAGGAATTTGAACCGAAAGCGAAAATGGCGTTGGACGGAGAAGGAGAATACAAAGCTGGGGAGTGGTGTCGTTTTTGCAAGGCGAGGTTTCAATGCAGGGCAAGGGCAGAAGAGTACCTTCATTTGGCACAGATGGAATTTTCACAGCCAGCGTTACTATCGGATGAAGAAATTGCAGAAGTGTTGTCAAAAGCGGATGCACTAAAGAAGTGGGCAGAAGAAATTTACACTTATGCGCAGAACGAAGCAATCACGAATCGAAAAGAATGGCCGGGATTCAAACTGGTACTTGGAAGAAGCAACCGGAAATATAGCGATGAAGAGGAAGTGGCGGAAGCTGCAAAGACAGCGGGCTATACCGATATTTACCGGACGAGTCTTATCAGCATTACAGAAATGGAAAAGCTGATGGGAAAAAAGAAATTTAATGAAATCTTGGGCAGTTATGTGTACAAGCCGGATGGGAAAGTCACATTGGTACCAGATTCAGATAAAAGAGAAGCAATTTATATTTCAACCGCAGAAGCGGATTTTAGTCAGGAGGATTAATGATTATGAGTACGAGAGTAAACAACACGAAAGTTATTATTTCAGCGAGAGCATCCTATCTTCACGCATTTGAGCCGGATTCCATCAATGGATCTGATCCGAAATATTCCGTTAGTCTGATTATCGATAAAAAAGACACGGATTTGATTGCAAAGATCAAGAAAGCGGTTGAACAGGCAAAAGAAGACGGGAAGTCAAAATGGGGAGGTAAAATCCCTGCAAATCTGAAATTACCACTTCGTGACGGAGATTTGGACAGGCCGGAAGATGAAGCCTATGCAGGAGCCTATTTTATTAATGCGAATAGCAAACAGGCACCACAGGTGGTGGATAGAAATGTGCAGCCGATTTTGGATCAGAGTGAGCTGTATTCAGGATGTTATATCCGTGCTTCCGTTACTTTTTACGCATATAACAGTAACGGAAATAAAGGAATTGCGGCAGGACTTGGAAATATTCAGAAAGTTCGTGATGGAGAGCCACTTGGTTCCAGAATGAATGCAAAGGATGAATTCGATGCAGTAGACGGTGAGGATGATTTTCTGGCTTAAGAATAAACGGGGGCGGATTTCCGTCCCCTACATAAAAGGAGACGTAAGGATGGAAATATGGAAAGACATAAAAGGGCAGGAAGGTCGGTATCAGATCAGCAGTACAGGGAGACTTAGAAGAATGCCAAGATATGTAAAAGGGAAGAGTGGCTCGCTGCGGAGACTGCCAATGCAGACATTGGAGCTCACCTATGATGAGGTAAAGAAAATCAAAAGGAAGTTAGAAGAGGGAGAGCATGTGCTGAAGATTGCAGAGGAATTTAACATTTCAAGAAAAGTGGTAAGCAAAATTAAAAGCGGGAGGTCTTATGCATGGGTAGAACGTTAGCGATAGATATTGAAACATATTCGGATGTGGATCTGATTTCCTGCGGTGTATATAAGTACAGCAGTTCTCCCCATTTTGAAATTTTGCTGATTGCATATTCCGTAGATGATGAGGAAACGGTCTGCATTGACGTGGCGAACGGAGAAGAACCTCCGAAGGAATTTATTGAGATGTTATTTGATGATACCGTGACAAAAACAGCGTTTAATGCAAATTTTGAGAGAACCTGCTTTTCAAATTACTATCAGCATTCATTCAGACCAGAAGCGTGGAGATGTACGGCGGTACAGGCGGCCATGTTAGCCCTGCCTCTTTCATTGGAAGGAGTAGGTGAGGTTCTCGGATTGGACAAGCAGAAAATGACGGAAGGAAAAGAATTGATTAAGTATTTTTGCAGCCCGTGTAAAGCCACAAAATCAAATGGAGGAAGAACAAGAAATCTGCCGAAAGATGCGCCGGAAAAATGGAGACAGTTTAAAACATATTGTATTCGGGATGTTGATGTGGAAAAACAGATACGGCAGAGACTGGCTAAATTTCCTATTCCAAAAAGGGAGCAGGAAATTTACTGTCTGGATCAGAGAATCAATGACCGTGGAATCATGGTGGATCGTAATCTTGTGAATCATGCGGTTGCTTGCGATCTTTTATATAAAGAAATCGCAACAGCGAGAGCCTATGAATTAACGGGACTGGAGAATCCGAACAGTGTGTCACAGTTGAAATTTTGGCTTAAGGAAAAAGGTCTGGAGGTAGATTCTCTCGCAAAAGATACAGTAAAAGATTTGTCAATGAAAGCAGAGGGAGATGTGCAGGAAGTGTTAAAACTTAGGCTGGCAACATCTAAGACTTCGGTAAAAAAATATGAAGCGATTGACCGTTCTGTGTGCGCAGAAAATCGTGTTCATGGACTGTTACAGTTTTATGGGGCAAACCGGACAGGAAGATGGGCAGGGCGGTTGGTGCAGATTCATAATCTTCCGCAGAATCATCTGCTTGATTTGGAACTGGCGAGAGCGTTGGTATCAGAAGGAAGATATGAAGAAGTGGAACTTTTCTATGAAAGCATTCCAAATGTACTGTCGGAACTAATCAGGACTGCTTTTGTGGCAAAGGCGGGATGCAGATTTATTATCAGCGACTATTCTGCGATTGAAGCCAGAGTACTGGCATGGCTTGCAGGAGAGGAATGGAGATTACAGGTATTTGAAACACATGGAAAAATATACGAGGCTTCTGCATCAGCAATGTTTCATGTACCGATAGAAGAAATTACAAAAACCTCGCCACTCAGACAGAAAGGAAAAATCAGCGAACTTGCATTGGGATATGGGGGTGCAGTTGGAGCATTGACATCGATGGGCGCTTTAAAAATGGGACTGACGGAAGAAGAACTTCCGGGACTTGTGAGCACATGGAGAAGTGCGAATCCTCATATTACAGCATTTTGGTGGGCGGTTGATGAGGCTGCGATAACGGCGGTACGGGATAAAAAACCATCCAAAGTAGGAAGGGTATCATTTGAATATAAAAGCGGGATTTTATTTGTCACGCTTCCGTCAGGACGAAAACTTTCTTATGTGAAGCCGAGAATGATGCTGAATAAATTCGGCAGGGAAGGACTGACATATGAGGGAATCGGGGAATCCAAGAAATGGATGCGCTTGGAAACATACGGTCCAAAGCTGGTCGAAAATATTGTACAGGCAGCAAGCAGGGATATTTTAGCGGAAGCGATGCTTCGCTTGGAAAAGGAAGGATTTGACATTGTATGTCATGTTCATGATGAGGTGGTTTTAGAAGTGCCTGATGGGAAATCTTCCGTGGAAGAAGTGAATGAAATCATGGCAGTCAATCCAGTATGGACAGAAGGACTTCCATTAAAAGCAGCCGGATTTGAAAGTCCATTTTATAAAAAGGATTAGGAGGAGATGCAGAATGAAGATTGCGGTGTCTACGGGAAACTCCCGTATGGATAAAAAATGGAATCTAACAGAAATGGAGCTTGAGAATTTTAGAGAGCGTATTTCCAAGACACAGCGTACTGCGGAAACAATGGAACAGTATCGGAAAATGAAGAAGTCACAACAGGATGATATTAAAGATGTCGGCGGTTTTGTGCTTGGAAGATTAAAAGGTGGGAGAAGAAAGAAGGATTGTGTGATTTCCAGATCTGCCTTGACGTTGGATATGGATTATGCAGTTGCAGATATTGGAGAGCAGTTGGAATTGTTTTTTTCATTTCAATGCTATCTGTATTCTACCCATAAACATACACCGGAAAAACCGAGACTTCGTTTGATTATTCCGTTATCTCACGAAATATCGCCAGATGAATATATGGCTGTCAGCCGGAAGATAGCTGAAGAAATCGGAATGGAGCTGTTTGATGACACAACGTATGAACCAAGCCGATTGATGTATTGGCCTTCCACATCTTCCGATGGAGAGTTTATCTTTCAGGAAATTAAAGGGGAGCTGTTGAAACCAGAAGATGTACTGGCTTTATATACAGATTGGAAAGATGCCAGTTCATGGCCGGTATCTAACCGTCAAAGGATAATTGTGCAGAAAAGTCTCAAAAAACAAGAGAATCCATTGGAAAAGAGAGGCATTATTGGGGCGTTCAACCGGACATTTACCATTCAGCAGGCAATTGATGCTTTCATTCCGGAGGTATATCAGCCGAGTGAGATGATAGGAAGATATGATTATATTCCGGCAGATTCTTCTGCGGGAGTGGTGATTTATGATGATGTGTTTGCGTATAGTCATCATGCGACTGATCCGGCATGCGGAAAACTTATGAATGCGTTTGATGCGGTAAGGATTCATAAGTTTGGAAATTTGGATGCAAAAGTGACGGAAGAAATAGAAACTACCAAATTACCTTCTTTTAAGGCTATGCAGGATTTTGCATCAGAGAATGAGGCAGTACGCCGGACTTTATCTAAAGAACGGGAAGAATCAGCACGGCTGGATTTTGCGGAAGAAGACTGGAAGATGCAGTTGGAGTATAACCGACAGGGAATTGTAGTCAATAATCTTAGAAATTTATTATTGATTTTAAATAATGACGAAAAGCTGAAATCAATTGTATTTAATCAGTTATCAGATGGCATGGAGATCAAAGGGGAAGTTCCGTGGAATCATCCGTCAAAATTTTGGAGAGATGCGGATGATGCACAGTTAATTTCCTATATTGATTTGAATTATGGAAACTTTTCTGCAAGAAATTATGACATTGCGGTTTCAAAAGTAACCGATGATCGTTCCTATCATCCCATTAAAGAATTTTTAGCGGCTTTGCCGGAGTGGGATGAAATTCCGAGAGTAGATACTTTATTGGTGGATTTTCTCGGAGCAGCCGATAATGCCTATGTTCGCGCGGTCACAAGGAAAACATTGGTGGCGGCGATAGCAAGAGTAATGAATCCGGGATGTAAGTTTGATACGATGCTCGTGTTGTCCGGACCGCAAGGGAAAGGAAAATCCACGTTGATCGCAAAACTGTGTGGAGAGTGGTTCAACGATTCCCTTCTTCTTTCAGACACAAAGGATAAGACTGCAGCAGAGAAACTACAGGGATATTGGATTTTGGAAATCGGGGAACTCGCAGGATTAAAGAAAACGGACATTGAAACGCTGAGAGGATTTTTGTCAAGACAAAACGATATTTACCGTGCCGCTTTTGGGCGCAGGGCAACTCCACATCCAAGACAATGTGTATTTATCGGGACAACGAATGCGGACACATATCTTAGGGATATTACGGGTAACCGAAGATTTTGGCCGGTAAAAACACCGGGAGGAACTGGAAGGGGTTCTTGGGAGATTACTAAAGAGGAAGTGGAACAGATCTGGGCGGAAGCATTGCACTACTACAAAGATGGAGAAACCATTCATCTTCCGAAAGAACTGGAACCAATCGCAGTCCATGAACAGAAAGAGGCGATGGAACAGGATGAGCGAGAAGGAACGATCCGTGATTATTTAGATATGCTTCTGCCGGAAGGTTGGGATTCCATGACTTTGTATGAACGCCGGAATTTTATCAATGGTTCGGAATTTGAAGGAAGCCATAAGGTGGGAGTGAATCGGAGAACCCGTGTCTGCAATATGGAAATTTGGTGTGAGTGTTTTGGAAAAGAACGTGGCAATTTGAAACGTCAGGATGCGAATGAGATTGCTGCGATTATGAGTAATATCGAGGGGTGGAAACGCCCGGAAGGTAAGATGCGCTTTTCCATTTACGGAGTCGTGAAAGGCTATGTCCGTGAGGAAGAATAGCGGCAATTTATCGGAAACAATCGGCAATATGTAGCCCTTTACGGAAGTTGCCATTGCCGATGAGGTATCCGAAAAAAGAGGGGAATGGAAACGCAAAAAATCTTAGAGTTTGTGAGGAAAAAAGACAGAAGTTTCCTATGTTGCCGATAGTATCTTAAATAATAAAAATTATAGAATATCGCTTTGTATGTGCGTGTAAAATGCGTGTTGCGTCATATACGCGCGAAATAGGGATATTCGGAAACGGAGTAAAAATGGTATCAGAAAAAAGCATAGAACAGAAGTTAAGAACGGAGACAAAAAAGATGGGAGGCTGGGCGGTAAAGTTCAGCTCTCCCGGTTTGGATGGGATGCCCGACCGCTTGGTATTGTTCCCCGGTGGAAAGTTGGGATTTGTGGAACTGAAAGCACCGGGAAAAAAGATGAGACCACTTCAGGAAAAGAGAAAGCGGACATTGGAAGAACTGGGGTTTTTGGTATTCTGCGTGGATAGTAAGGAAATGATTGGAGGAGTGCTGCATGAAATACGAACCTTATGAATATCAATCGTATGCTTCAAGGTTTATTTTAGAACATCCTTATTGTGGATTGATTTTAGATATGGGACTTGGAAAGACAGTAATCACGCTTACGGCATTATTTGCATTGGCATTGGATTATTTTACGGCGGGGAAAATTCTTGTCATAGCACCTAAAAGGGTAGCGGAAGATACTTGGCCGAAAGAATTAAAAAAATGGGAACATCTTATAGGGATGAAAGCAAGTCTGGTAGTGGGAACAAAAAAGCAGAGAGAGCAGGCATTGGCAGAAGCAGCCGATGTTTATATTATCAACAGGGAAAATGTGGTGTGGCTGGTAGAGAATCATCGTTGGGATTTCAGTACGGTAGTAATTGATGAATTGTCTTCTTTTAAATCCAGCAAGGCTCAGAGATTTAAAGCATTGAAACATGTGAGACCACAAGTTTCCAGAGTGATCGGATTGACAGGAACCCCATCTCCGAATGGACTGTTGGACTTATGGCCACAAATGTATTTGTTGGATATGGGACAGAGACTTGGAAGATATATAGGTGGTTACAGAGAACGTTTCTTTTTACCGGATAAAAGAAATCGTGAGATTATTTATTCTTATAAACCGAAACAGGGTGCAGAAGAAAAAATCTATAGTCTTATAAGTGATATTTGTATTTCTATGAAGGCAGCCGATTATCTAAATATGCCGGAGCGGATGGAGAACCGTGTGGAAGTGAGTATGAATGCCAAAGAAGAAAAATTGTATCAGTCATTTGAAAGAGATATGGTTCTTTCCATAGGCGGGGAAGAACTGGATGCCGTGAATGCAGCGGCACTTTCTAATAAATTATTACAGATGGCAAATGGTGCTGTTTATGGAGAAGATAAAAAAGTGATTTCCATTCATGACAGGAAATTGGATGCTTTGGAAGATTTGGTGGAAGCGGCAAATGGGAAACCAATATTGGTAGCGTACTGGTACAAGCATGATCTCATGAGAATACAGAAGCGTCTTCCAGAAGCCAGAGTGATTGATACTTCAAAGGACATAACGGATTGGAATCATGGTGAAATTGCGATTGGATTGATTCATCCCGCATCAGCCGGACACGGACTGAATCTTCAGGAAGGAGGATGTACTATCGTGTGGTTTGGATTGACATGGTCGTTGGAATTATATCAGCAGATGAATGCCAGACTTTGGAGACAGGGGCAGAAGCATACCGTGGTTATACATCATCTGATTACAAAGGGAACACACGATGAAGATGTCATGAAAGCGTTGGAGAAGAAGGAAACAGGACAGTCCGCATTGATCCATGCAGTACGGGCGAGGATTGGAGGAATGTGACATGACAGCAGAAAGGATGTTTAAGGAATATAAGAATTTGAAGAAGGAACAGGGAATTTTACTTTTTCAGTTGGAACAATTCAGCGGGATTGAGGAATCAGATGTTATCGATTCCATGATGTTCGGTCATGCTGATGACAATGACAGGGTACAGACAAGTAATCGATCAGATAAAACTGCATCCGTTGCAATAAATTATAAAAGTGTGATGGATCGGGAAAATGATGAATGGTTTGAGTTTCTTTGGAATAGATATCAGGCAGTTGTAGAAGAACTGAAATTTTTTGAACATAGCGTTGCAAGTTTAGATGGGATTCTGCCGGAACTGGTAATGGATCTGGTGCGAGGAGAACTTACATGGGAAACAATGGAACAAAAATATAATGTAAGTCATGCCATGATTGGAAAATACAGGAAAGCAGCAATGAAGGAACTGGATTTTTTGTACGAGCTTCGTGATAAACAGACGGAAGCCTTTATTTTGGGATAAGGAGGACATAAAGAAATGTGCAGACGAGGCGAAATTTATAATGTGGATTTTGGAAATAATGAAAATTCGTATAAACAGTGTGGTGTCCGTCCAGCTCTGGTCGTGAGCAATAACAGAGCAAATGAAAACTCTCCGGTGGTAACGGTTGTACCATTGACTGCGAGGGTGTGGAAGAAAAAATATCTTCCAACCCACGTACAAATACCATTAAAAGCAAGTGTTGGATTATCAAAACCAAGCATGGCATTAGCTGAACAGGTGGAGACTTTGGATAAGAATCAATTACTGGAGAAGCTGGGAGAGGTTTACGATGAGATGGTCATGCAGCAGATTACGATTGCCCTTCAGATACAGATAGGGGTTTATGCAGAATATAATTGACGAATGTAACAGCGGGTCTATGTAGATACCGCTGTTCGTGTTATAATGAGGTAAATGGGGAGGAGAAGGATGGAAGGAAAAAATTATTGGAGATTACGGCGTTTTTCATTGTTTTATAAATACTATGCGTTTGTAGATACTGAAGAATATCTTGGAGATCAGTTATTTATTCAGCAGAAAGTTGAGGTTTCTTTTGGAAAAGAATTTGGAAAAAAGGGAAATGATTACCTGATTATTTTTTGTAAAGTAAGAAAAAAAGATGAGAAAAATTTCCTAAAGGCATTAGATGAATTGGAGAAAAAAATGCTGTTAATGGGGCATCATGACTACCCTGCTTTTTGTGAGAAACTGAAACTTCAGATGCCGGGAGAGAAGGTGTAGGGGATATGATTTTAATTGTTGCGGTAGATGACAGGAATGGCATGACATTTAATCATCGGAGACAGAGTCAGGATAAACGATTGAGGGAACGGATACTTTCCATGACAAAAAATGGAAAGCTGTGGATGAATGCGTATTCGCATAAACAATTTGTGGATTCTGAAGCTACAGAACAGATTCAGGAAGCAGAGGACTTTTTGGAGAAAGCAGGAGAAAAGGATTACTGCTTTGTTGAAAATTTGGAGATCGAGAATTTCCGTGATAAGATTGAAAAAATAATACTGTGTAAATGGAATCGCAGATATCCGGGAGATTTCTTCTTTACTATTGATGTGAATGATGGAAATTGGAAATTAAAAGACGTGGAAGAATTTTCAGGAAACTCTCATGAGAAAATAACGTTGGAGGTATATGAACATGAATAAGTGGAAAAAAAGATGGATTCCGATTTTTATGGTTCTGATGCTGATGCTTAGTGGATGTGGCGCAGATGTTCAGGGAGAATCACAGCCATCAGAGGATCAGGCAGTTACGGAGCAACAGCAGGAAACTGTGGAGCAGGAAGACTGGGAAATTATAGATGAAAGCGAATCGACAGTAAATATAGGCGAAATACCGGAGTATTCTGGAGAAGCCTATGTCACGATTGCAAATAATATTCCAAACTTTACAGATTCAGAATTAAAAACGGAATCATTTGAAACCTATAGTGATTTGGATTCATTGGGAAGAAGCGGTATAGCGTATGCCAATATCGGTCATGATTTGATGCCGACAGAAGACAGAGGTTCTATTGGTCAGGTCAAGCCTTCTGGATGGCATACTGTAAAATATGATTGCGTAGATGGAAAGTACCTTTATAACCGTTGTCATTTGATTGGATTTCAATTAACTGCCGAGAATGCAAACACAAAGAACCTGATTACGGGAACCAGATATTTAAACGTGGAAGGAATGCTGCCATTTGAAAATATGGTGGCAGATTACATAAAAGAAACTGAAAACCATGTGTTATATCGGGTAACACCAATTTATGAAGGGGATAATCTGGTAGTAAGCGGTGTGCAGATGGAAGCAAAGTCTGTGGAAGATAACGGAGAAGGAATTCTTTTTAATGTGTATTGCTACAATGTACAACCGGGTGTTTCCATTGATTACGCTACAGGAGAAAGCCAACTTTCCAATGATGACGGTTCTTCAGCAGGAAATACGGAAGGGAATATAGAAGCGGAAAATGAAAAGAAGACAGAGTCCTCGTATGTGCTGAACACTAATACAAAGAAATTTCATTTACCAAGCTGTTCCAGTTTAAATCAAATGAACGAGAATAATAAAGAAGAGTTTACGGGTACGAGAGATGAATTAATCCAACAGGGATATGAATCTTGTAAAAGGTGTAATCCATAAAGGTTGAAGAGGTTTGTTAAAAAGTCGTAATGAAACATTCCCCCGTGCTGTATGCGCATGGCTGTAAAGCTACACGGGCGGACAGATGGCGTAACCTGTAACCATGCATGGGCGATTGTAAAGAGGGGATCATTCCCCTCCGCCATATTAGAATAAAAAACAGTATTAGATTGGTAGACTGAAAGTAGACTAAGAGTAGACTGACATTACATTTCTTTTGTGTTATTCTTAAGATGCGGAAAAAAGAAACGGGACTGAAAGCAGTTGCTTTTGGTCTTTTTTTTCTGCCGGAGCGTGGCTTTCCATCCTTTCCCACGCTGCGTACATAAAGGAAAGGGGGTAATTAGTATGCCGAGAAAGCCAATGAAACCGTGCTGTCATCCCGGTTGTCCCAAATTGACAGCGGGAAGGTATTGTGAAGAACATGAAGCACTACATCGTGGAGAACGGAAAAGTGCATCGGGACGTGGTTATAACAGTAAGTGGCAGCGGGCGAGGAAAAGATTCTTAAAAGAACATCCGTTGTGTTGTAAATGTGAGGAAGAAGGAAAATATGTGAGAGCAACAATTGTGGATCACATTAAACCACATCGTGGTGATCCAGTCCTCTTTTGGGATGAAGAGAATTGGCAGCCTTTATGCAAACATCATCATGATGTAAAAACCATGACGGAAGATCGGTATCAGGAATATCGATATTGATTGGAAATACCAGACAATGGTGGGGGTATCAAATCTCTACAAATTTGTTGAACATTGACCGCCGCCCCCTCAAACGTGAATTTTCGCAGAATTAAACAGGGGGGATAGGAAAAGAGGACAAGAGTTTTCGCAGATTGTGTTGTAAAACAAGCAGTTATTCGCAAAATGGGGTATGGGTATTTCGTTAAAAAGTTAGGAAAAATAGGAATTATAAGGGTCAAAATGCAGTAAAAACGGCTGCGTTTTGACCTGTTTTCATGTCTGGAAACAGGAAGGATGGTGAGAGGCATGACAGAATTACAAGCCGAACAGATTAGGAAAATGAGAACACAGGGAATTGGATATCGTGCCATCGCTTCCGTGGTGGGGCTGTCTCGTGACATTGTCAGAAATTATTGCCGGGCTCACGGCATGGATGGCTATGCTTCTGCGCTTACAAAAAATATTCAGGAACAAATGATGTTAGGGAAGGCGTGTTTGTACTGCGGGGCAGAACTGATACAACCGTCTACAGGCAGACCAAAGAAGTTTTGCTCAGATAAGTGCAGACGTGAGTGGTGGAAAGCGCACCCAGAAAAACTGCATCGGAAGGACACGGCAATTTATACCATGACCTGTGCGAGATGTGGAAAAGAATTCACAAGTTATGGAAATAAGAATAGGAAGTATTGCAGTCATGACTGTTATATAAAAGCACGATTTTGGGAGGGATTGGAAGATGGAATTCAGAAAGCTGCGGATTAAGGATCTGATTCCGGCATCATATAATCCGAGAAAGAAACTCAAGCCGGGAGATAAGGAATTTGAAAAGATAAAAAACAGTATTACGGAGTTCGGATATGTCGAGCCGATTATTGTGAATTCAGATATGACGATTATCGGTGGACACCAGAGAGCCACGGTTCTTCAAACATTAGGGTATGATGAAATTGATTGTATTGTCATTGAAATTGATAAAACAAAAGAAAAAGCGCTGAATATTGCCCTGAATAAAATTACAGGAGAGTGGAATCAGGAACTTTTGGCGGACTTGATTGAAGATTTACAAAAGTCAGACTTTAATGTTGGTTTTACCGGATTTGAGCCACCGGAAATTGAGCAGTTATTTAATAAGGTGCATGATAAAAAAATCAAAGAAGATGATTTCGATGTGGATGCTGAGTTGAAGAAACCAGCTATGACAAAGCAGGGAGATGTGTGGATGCTTGGAATGCATCAACTGGTGTGTGGGGATTCCACTTTACCTGAGACTTACGAAAAACTCATGGAAGGAAAGAAAGCCAATCTTGTAGTGACTGATCCGCCATATAATGTAAATTATGAAGGCAGTGCTGGGAAAATCCAAAATGATAATTTGGAAGATGATAAATTTTATAATTTTCTGTTTGCCGCATTCGTGAATATGGAACAGAACATGGAACGTGATGCTTCTATTTATGTATTTCACGCAGATACGGAAGGATTGAATTTCCGCAGGGCATTTAAAGCAGCAGGGTTTTATCTATCCGGTACGTGTATTTGGAAAAAGCAGTCATTGGTTTTAGGAAGAAGTCCTTATCAATGGCAGCATGAGCCGATTTTATTTGGATGGAAGTTGGGTGGAAAGCATATGTGGTACTCAGACAGAAAGCAGTCTACCATATGGGAATATGACCGCCCGAAGAAAAATGATATGCATCCGACTATGAAACCTGTGGAACTGGTGGCATATCCAATCCGCAATTCCAGTATGAGTAACTGCATTGTTTTAGATCCATTTGGAGGAAGCGGTTCTACGCTGATTGCCTGCGAGCAGACAGGGCGCACTTGCAGGACGATAGAACTGGATGAAAAATATGCGGATGTGATAGTACATCGTTATATGGAATTTGTGGGAAGTGCAGAAGACGTATATGTAGTGCGGGATGGAAAGAGAATAAAATATTCAGAACTAATGAAGGAAGGTGACACGCATGACGCAGTTGACCTTCCTTGATTTATGTTCAGGCATTGGCGGATTCCGTTTGGGGTTGGAATCCGCCGGCCATAAGTGTGTGGGATATTGTGAATATGATAAATTCGCAAGGGCTTCATATGAAGCAATGTATGATACGGAAGGAGAGTGGAAAGCGGATGATGTCACAAAACTTAAACCATCCGATGTGCCAAGAGCAGACATCTGGTGCTTTGGATTCCCCTGTCAGGATATTTCAGTCGCAGGAAAACAGCGGGGACTGGTCGGAAAAAGAAGTGGAATATATTTTAACATTATTGACCTCCTCAAAGGCAAAGAAGAAAGTGATAAGCCCACATACCTTTTTGTTGAAAACGTTAAGAACCTGTTATCAATTAATGCAGGATTCGATTTTGCCACGGTTCTGTCTGAAATGGGAGAAGCAGGGTATGACTGTCGCTGGCAGGTGCTTAACTCAAAAGACTACGGAGTTCCGCAAAACAGAGAGCGCGTGTTCATTATCGCAAATCTTAGAAGCAGAGGTAGACGAGAAATATTATCTCTCAGAGGAAAAAACGAAGCAGCTCTTAACCAAATTATAGGCGGAATGCAGGGATACCGGGTATATGATTCTCAAGGAGTTTCTACTACATTGATTGGAAATGCAGGGGGAATGGGAGCGAAGACAGGACTTTATTTTATCGACCAAAGCAAAGTTGCACCGAAGATTACGGATACTGCAAGATGCCTGACCGCAAGATACACAGCGGGAATGGTAAATCATACTGCAATGAATTCTGCGGTTATGGAAGTGCATCCTGTTTTGACACCGGAGAGGATGGAAAAACGTCAGAATGGAAGACGAATGAAAGAAGATGGAGAGCCAATGTTTACGCTGACCTCCCAAGATCGCCACGGTGTGTATTTTTGTGAGAAACCCGTTAAATCCGTGAAAGTAAAAAATGCAACAAAAACTGGATATGAAGAAGCGCATCTGGGAGATGGAATTGTACTTGCGTATCCGAATAGTGATACTCGCCGTGGAAGGGTCGGAAAAGGATGTTCACAGACATTAGATACCGGATGCCAGATGGGGACATTGATGAGATGTGGAAGAATCCGGAGATTGACACCAAAAGAATGCTTTCGATTGCAGGGGTTTCCAGATGAATTATACGAGCGTGCCGCTTCCGTGAATTCTGATTCACAGTTGTATAAGCAGGCGGGAAATGCCGTAACAGCGACGGTTGCGTATGCATTGGCGATGTGTCTTCCAGAAAGTCAGAAAGATGGTTAAAATGCTTGACTTTATGGGCGTTTAGAGTGATGTATGTAGTACCCAAAAAGAAAGGAGACTGCATACATGAGAATTGAAACGATATGTGAAAACAGAAAAGAACTGGTAAAAGCGGTGGCAGAAATATTGGGAGAACCTTCAAAATATTTAGGACCGCCGAGTTTTGGATACCAGATAGGGGGTGCAATTGTGGATCGTGACGGAAACATTGAAATAGAGGATGGAGAAATGCTTCAGAAAGAACTGCAGCGAAGGGGATTCGTTGAAAAGAATCAGGAAGAATTAAATTTGCAGATTCCAATAGAAGGTCATACCGCTGAGAGCATACGAAATCTTATTTTTATGATTCATAGTAAACAGTATCTTTTGAAGCAGGCTGTCGGTATGGAAGTTCTGAACATGAGTGAGCGTCTGATTGCGAGATTATCAGAAGAAAAAGATGCGGATATGAACAGGGTAATGGAGATTTTTGAAGAAGAAAAAGCACATTGCTTTGGGTTGGAGTTTGTGGCTGATAAGATTGTTTTTAACGGATTTCCGATGGAAGCAGAAAGCACAATTTCTTTTGCGGAATTAACTTGCATGATGGCGGAACGTGCAAAAGAGATGAAGTGGATTAATCCTGCGGAGACAATTGAGGCAAATGAAAAATACTATATGCGCATCTGGCTGATCCGTCTTGGACTTGGAGGAAAGGGTGGAAAGAAAACAAGGGATCTTCTTTTGAAAAATCTGAAAGGGAACACAGCTTTTCGGACGGAAGAAGAAAAGGAACGCGCAAAAGAGCGTAATCGGCAGAGAGCTGCTGAACGGAAAGCAACACAGGAATAATTTTCTGTAAAATACACAATTTCTTTTCCGAATTTTTGTGTACATTATTGTTTGAAATGACTGGATAATATGTGCTTTTAGAGTGATATATAGACTACGAAAAAAAGCACATAGGAGGCGCAACAAAATGAAAACACAGAAGTTCGGGATTGAAATTGAATTAACCGGAATCACCAGAAAAAAAGCAGCAGATGTTATCGCAGAATATTTCGGAACAGAGAAATTTTATATCGGGACGTATTATCAAACTTACGGGGCAAAAGACCGTAAAGGAAGAACGTGGAAAGCAACATTTGACTCCAGTATTATTGCACAGAGAAAAAAGGGTGGAAGAAGGGAGCCTGCCTCGGAAGAATATAAATGTGAAATTGTTAGTCCGATTTTAGAATATGAAGACTTGGAAGACTTGCAGGAAATTATCCGCCAGCTTCGGCATAATGGAGCATTCGCAAGTGAGCAATGTGGGATTCATATTCATGTGGATGCAAGCAGATATACACCTCAGACTTTACGCAATCTGGTAAATATCATCGCCAGCAAAGAGGACATTTTATATAAAGCTTTACAAATTGATCCGGCCAGGCTTCGATGGTGTAAAAAGACAAATGAACAGTTGATTCAAACGATTAATAAAAGAAAACCCAAAACGATGGAAGAATTAAAAGACATCTGGTATGAGGGGAGTCATAGAAGAAGGACAGATCATTACAACGATACCAGATACCACGGTTTAAATCTTCATGCGACTTTCACAAAAGGAACAGTAGAGTTCCGACTGTTTAACAGCACTACGCATGCAGGGGAAATTAAAGCATACATACAATTCTGCCTTGCAGTCAGCCATCAGGCATTGACGCAAAAGAAAGCGAGTGCCAGAAGAACAGTTACAGATAATGAAAAATACGCATTCCGGTGTTGGATGCTCCGGTTGGGATTAAACGGGGATGAATTCAAAACATGCAGACTTCATTTTCTGAAACATTTGGAAGGAAATTCTGCATGGAGACATGCTGCTTGAAGGGAATAGGCACAGCCCCACCAATGGCGGTCGAGAGACCGTCTTGAGGTGGTAGGAGGGAGACCTCACTATCAACAGAGAAAGGATGAAACGAATATGAAGAAGTTGTATATTGCCTATGGCAGTAACATGGATGAGGAGCAGATGGCATTCCGATGCCCGACTGCAACTTTAGTAGGAACAGCAATCGTGGAAGGGTATGAGTTAATGTTCAAAGGTTCACGAACAGGTTCGTATGCTACGATAGAACCAAAGGAGGGAGGCGTCGTTCCGGTATTGGTTTGGGAAATCGGTCAAATGGATGAAAGAAGACTTGACTATTATGAAGGATATCCAAATTTTTACTATAAGAAGATGCTGGAGGTGCAAATCAAGGGGAAAATAAAAAGTGCGATGGTGTATATCATGGATGAGCAAAGGAAAATAGGAGTGCCAAGTGCAGGATATTATCGGACTTTGGAACAGGCATATGAAAAGTTTGGGTTTGAGGGAGATGTTCTAAAGCAGGCTTTGAAAAATTCAATCGAGGAGGTGCAGCATGGTATTTCCGAATAGAAAAATCGTGGAGCATGTCCGCAGAGAATATCCAGTCGGTACCAGAGTAGAACTTGTAAGAATGCGTGATAAACAGGCACCGCCAGTTGGCATGACAGGGACCGTTCTCGGAGTGGATGATACGGCATCCCTTCTGATACATTGGGATAATGGATCAGGACTGAATGTGATTTATGGGGAAGATTGTGTGAAAAAGATACCCATAGTCAGAACTGTTTGTTATGGAAAGACAGAGGAGTGGTATTCGAGGGAGAAAGCAGAAGAATTTTTCTTTCAGGCAATTTTGGGAAGTGAAGGGAGTGAACAGAGCCGATACATGAAGATATATAATGAGTTAAAAATGGGATTGGACTTTTGTACGGATGGAGAAGACGTCTAAAGAAAATTTGTGCAGATTGTGGTACGGATATTGCTGGATATAAACAAGAGTCAGAGGTAACATGTGTGTACAAAAAGAACAGGAGGATTTTCGTATGGGAGAAACATACAGAGGATATCAAATTACAATCGCTTGGAATAGCGAAACTACAGGATATGATTTTATTATTACCCCGCCGGACAATGGGAAAATAATTACAAGTGAAGATTCATATTTTTATGATTACAATGCTGTGAAAGCAGCAAAAGTAAAAATCGATGAACTTTTCAAGTAAAAATGAAAGGTGCTGAGATAAAAAAGACTTCTTCGGAGGTCTTTTTTTAATGATGTTTTGGAAGGAGGTGAGAGCAATGGCACAGAGAGGAAGAAAACCTAAGCCTACGGCAGTAAAAGTATTGGAAGGCAATCCGGGGAAAAGAAGTCTGAATACAAACGAGCCGAAGCCTGTGAAGAAAGCACCGAGATGTCCTGCGTGGCTGGAAGATGAGGCAAAGAAGGAATGGAAGCGGATGGCAAAACAGATGGAGCAGTTGGGTATTCTGACAGAAATTGATATGGCTGCTTTTGCAGGTTACTGTCAGGCATATGCGCGATGGAAAGAAGCGGAGGAATTTATTACTCAGCATGGAACAATCGTAAAGACACCATCCGGTTATTGGCAGCAGGTTCCACAGGTGTCCATTGCTCAGACCTATCTGAAAATCATGAATAAATTCTGTGAGCAGTTTGGATTGACACCTTCTGCAAGAAGCAGGATTGTTACGGACAATGGTGATGATAAAGAAAGCGATGCAATGGAACTTCTGCTGATAAAGGGAGGTGGTGGATAGTGTATGATCAAACAAAAGCGGATCATGCCGTAAATTTTATTAATTGTTTGAAACACACGAAAGGGCAATGGAGAGGTGTCCCGTTTGAGCTGCTTCCGTGGCAGGATAAAATCATCCGTGATATTTTTGGAACGGTAAAAGAAAATGGCTATCGTCAATATAATACTGCATATGTGGAGATTCCAAAGAAAAATGGAAAATCAGAACTGGCTGCTGCGGTGGCTCTGCTGATGACCTGTGGTGACGGAGAATGGGGTGCGGAAGTCTACGGATGTGCTTCTGACCGTCAGCAGGCTTCGATCGTATTTGATGTGGCAGTTGATATGGTGGATCAATGTCCGGCTCTGAAGAAAAGAATTAAGCCAATCATGTCTGTAAAGCGGTTAGTATATCAGCCGACAAACAGTTTCTATCAGGTACTTTCTGCTGAAGCATATACCAAGCACGGCTTGAATGTACACGCAGTAATTTTTGATGAACTTCATGCGCAGCCGAATCGGGAGTTATTCGATGTCATGACAAAAGGTTCAGGTGATGCAAGAACACAGCCATTGTATTTTTTGATTACGACCGCCGGAACGGATCGCAATTCCATTTGTTTTGAACAGCACCAAAAAGCAGAAGACATTCTTATGGGAAGAAAGATTGATCCGACTTTTTATCCCGTGATTTATGGTATTGCGGACAATGATGACTGGGGAAGTGAAGAAAGCTGGTATAAGGCAAATCCGTCTTTGGGGCATACGATAGCATTGGAAAAAGTGCAGAATGCTTATCAGAGTGCGAAAGAAAATCCGGCAGAAGAAAATATTTTCCGGCAGCTCCGATTGAATCAATGGGTAAAACAATCTACCAGATGGATGCCTATGGATCGGTGGGATGAATGTGACTTTGAAGTAGATCAAGATAGTCTGCTTGGAAGAGAATGTTATGCCGGACTTGACCTTTCCAGTACTTCGGACATTACAGCGTTTGTTTTAGTGTTTCCGCCGAGAACGGAGGAAGAAAAATATAGCATACTGCCATTTTTTTGGATACCGGAAGAAAATTTACAACTTCGTGTGAGGAGAGATCACGTTCCTTATGACGTGTGGGAAAAGCAGGGACATCTTCAGATGACGGAAGGAAATGTGATTCATTATGGTTTCATTGAAAAATTCATCGAGGATTTGGGAATGAAATATCATATTTTGGAAATCGCATTTGACCGTTGGGGAGCAGTTCAGATGGTACAAAATCTTGAGGGTATGGGGTTTACTGTCGTACCTTTCGGGCAGGGATATAAAGATATGAGTCCGCCAACGAAAGAATTAATGAAGCTGACATTGGAGAAAAAACTAGCACATGGCGGTCATCCAGTTCTCAGATGGATGATGGATAATGTTTTTGTCCGTCAAGATCCGGCAGGAAATATTAAGATGGATAAGGAAAAATCTACAGAAAAAATAGATGGGGCAGTCGCAACAGTTATGGCACTTGATCGTGCAATCCGTAATGAAGGCACAACAGGAAGTGTATATGATGAGCGTGGCATTATTTCATTTTGATAAAACAGGAGGCAAAGTATGGGATTACGGGAATTATTTGGTTTAAGGGGAGCAAGGGACAAACCGACAAATAGTTATAATTCAGGAGTGTCTTTTTTATTTGGAAGAAGCACAAGCGGTATTTCCGTGAATGAAAGAACCGCCATGCAGACAACAGCGGTATATTCCTGTGTCAGAATTCTTGCAGAAGCAATAGCTTCTCTTCCCCTTCACTTATATCGTTATACGGATAAAGGGAAAGAAAGAGTATTTGACCATCCGCTTTATCATATTCTTCACGATGAACCAAATGAAGAAATGACGTCTTTCGTATTCCGAGAAGTCTTGATGAGCCATTTACTGATATGGGGAAATGCCTATGCGCAGATCATCCGAGATGGAAGAGGGCAGATATTAGGATTGTATCCGCTTCTGCCGGATAAAATGGAAGTTGACCGTGCGGAAAAT